CGGATCTCGAAACGCTGACGACGTGTACAACGCTAAGATGATGATCGAGGGATCTATGACTCTCAACTTTACTGATGAGACGTTTAAGGATTATTACCTCGGAGATGATGATCTGTATATGAGTATCACTCTAGCTGGAGAGGCTGATCTAGGATCTGGAGATAATCCAACGCTGGAGATCCTACTCAATAAGGTACAGTTTCAAGACTGGAACCGAGACGGAGCGGCGTCTGACTTGATTACTCAAGAGGTAAACTTTCGAGCTTTCTACAATGCGGCTGATCAAAAGCAATCGCAAGTCACTCTCCAGAACGCAACCGCCTCATATCCAAACGTACCGATGTCATAATCTCACTGAGACTATACACACTGGACCGCTACTATGGCGTTCTTTTGTGTAGTATGATACAGTATAATCATATGGAAAAAGAAAAAACAGCAAGAGAAGTATCGGACGAGCTAATCGCTAACGGTAAAAAGCTAACGCTAGGACTCACAATCCCTCTGGTGTTATTTATCTGGGGAGCGTTTGTCATGCCGTTTGGTATCATCTTATGGATTATCGCTCTAGTGATTTTTACAAAAGTATTTAATTCGTAATATATATGCCAGTACTAAAGGAAAGGGAGACCAAAACGATCAAACTAAAAACAATCGAGGGAGGAGAAGTGGAGGTATATACCAGTCTGACGGCGGCTGATGCTGAGGCGATGAGTAAGCTCCAGGCTGAGCATCCTATTACCGCTCCCCTCCAGATTATCCTTAAGAGCTGGAACTTGACGAACGCTGAGGATAAAGTACTTAAGATTACTCCGGGTAATATCGGGATGCTTAATCTGATTGACGTCAACTATATCGCTGATGAGTGCGGTATAAACGATCGGACTTTTTTAGCATCGGAGCCAATCGAGAGTGGCTCCGAGTAAAAGCTCGAGTTTGTAGAGAGTACAAATGGACCGAGGCTGAGTTTGACTCGACCAGCTGGGACTTTATTGATGTTATACTAGAGACACTGGAGGCTGAGCATAAGCACAGTGTTAAAATGAATAAAAAGTATGGCGGAAAATCGTAAACTCAATATCATCCTGGATCTGGTCAATAAAGTCTCCGGCAAGCTAACGCCGCTGGAGAAAGATCTTGATCGTACTGGTAAAAAAATGCGAGAAGTCGGGAGTTCTATGACTCTCGGTATCACGGCTCCTCTAGCTCTAGCGGCTGGAGCTTTTGTGAAAGCCGCCGCTGATGCTGAGGAGACTGAGAATAGATTTCGACAGGTATTCGGATCTCTGTCTGATGATGCTGGAGCGTTTGCTGATGAGCTGGGAGATGCTGTCGGTCGATCGAGTATAAAAATCATGGATGGTCTATCGACTTTCCAGAGTTTTTCTGTCGGTATGGGGTTTGCTCGAGAGGAGGCGTCAGAGATGTCAAAGAGTATCCAAACGCTCGCTCTCGACTTTGCATCATTTAACAACATCTCCGACGATGAGGCGATGCAACGATTTATCTCAGCTCTCTCCGGATCGTCTGAGGTGCTCGATCGTTTCGGTATCAACATTAAACAGAGTGCTCTTGATCTCGAGCTCCAGGCTCAAGGTCTAGCAAACTCGACCAGTGAGGCAACTGAGCAACAGAAAGTGATCGCTAGGCTTGCGATTATTATGCGAGCGATGACGGACCAGGGAGCAACCGGTGACGCTATCCGTACACAGGACTCCTTTACTAACCAGATGAAACGTCTCAACGATGCTTTCCTGGATTTTCGGGTACAACTAGGACGAGACATTATCCCGGCTTTGACTGGTTTGGTTACGGCGACTGGTAATGCTTTGGAGAAGTTTAACGGACTCTCAGATGGTACTCGTAAATCTATTATTGTGTTTGCGACTTTCTTAGCGGTGCTCGGACCGGCGTCGATGGTGGTCGGAGGTGTGACTAAAGCTCTCATCGGATTGCGTACTGCTATGATTGCCGCTCGAGTGGCGTCGATTGCTTTACTCGGTCCCTGGATGCTCGTCGTAGCGGCGGCGGCGGCGGTCGCTGGTATTGTCGGAGTCAAGCTCTTTAGTGCTAATAAAGACGCTACTCAATCAACCGCTGAGCTCGAGGCTCAAATTGCATCGCTTGCTCCGACTCTCCCGGATCTAGCTGGAGGAGCGGATGGAGTTGCTGGAGCGTTTGGTAACATGGGAGACCAGGCTCAAGAGTCAGCTAAAAAGATTACTGATTTACATAACAAAGCTAAGGAGGCGTTTGAGGATCTCAACGCTGACGAGGCTGACTCTAAGCGGTCACTTGCTGAGGCTCTTATCGAGCAAGAGGAGAAAGTGTCAGACATTAAAAGCGAGCTGAGATCAGCTGAGCGAGCTGAGGATACTGATCAAAACGCCTCATCTATTCGAGAGCTCCGAGCGTCACTCGAGACTGAGACTAAAGCTCTCAAGAGTGCTAAGTGGATCCAGATGCAATTTAAGGAGGAGGTGCTGGAGGCTGAGCGTCGAGCTGATCTTACTGCTTTTGAGCGACAGATTGAGGATATCCAACGTCGACGGATCGAACGGCTCAAGGAGCATATCGTCCGCTTACAAGAGATCCAGCTAGAGATCCAGGCTGAGGAGGCTAAAAACAGAGCAATCCAGGCGAGCTATGCCGCCGCTCAAGCTAATATGAGAGCTGAGTCTGATAAGACTAAAGAGAACGCTCTGGAGAATATCAGTGAGCAACAAAAAGCAATCGAGAGACTTGCTCGATCGATGGACTCTCTAGGGAGTCACTCAAACAGTACCTCAGCTCTCCCTCGAGGACTGTCTGGAGCGAGAGCTGATGGAGGACCGGTGGGAGCTGGTAAGTCATATCTCGTCGGAGAGCGAGGACCAGAAATCTTTACTCCAGGATCATCGGGAGGGATCACGGCTAACCATGATATCGGAGGACGATCTAGCAGTCCGGTCGTCAACGTGTATCTCGACAGTAAACAAATTGCCGCTCGAGTCGAGGCTGGTATGGCGAGAGCTATCCAACGTCGTATCCGTACCACTTAATTATGTCTCTAGTAATCACAATCAACTCAGTCGATCGAACGCTTGATATCTCTCAAGGATCTCTCGCTCTGGACATGGGACTCACTAAGTCTCCGTCTGTCTTAGAGTTTGCGATGGTCGGAGTAAAAGCGTCCCTCCCGACTCCCGGGCTGTCTATTGTGCTGTCTGAGGATGGGACTGATATTTTCAGTGGGACGATTACTGAGCGGATCGAGGATCTTGTCGGAGGTCAGATGGTGCCGGGATATCGGTTTATTGCTGTTGATGGCTTTCACGAAATGGATCGACTCTTAGTACAAAAAGCGTATAACGATACTGATGCGAGATCGATTGTCTCTGATCTGGTTACTAACTTTATGACGGGCTTTACACTCGACACTCCCCTCACCTCTCCGTCAATCAATACGGCTCGATTTAACTATGAGCAACCGTCCAGATGTATTACTAAGATCGCCACTGAGGTCGGGTGGGACTGGTATGTTGATGCGGCTAAAGTGATCCACTTTTTCCCGGGAGCGACACTCGAGGCTCCATTTTCTATTGAGGATGATACCGGACGCCTGGAGTATAAGTCTCTGGAGTTTGAGCAAAATATAACCGAGCTCCGTAACCGAGTGTATGTCCGGGGAGGTACATACGAGGATCCTATCTTTGAGGAGGATGCGGTTGACTTGTATGAGGCGAACGGTGTCGACCAGACGTTTCCTTTAGTGTATCGATACAACGCTGTCCAGATCACTGTTAACGGTGTGACTCAAACGGTGGGAGTCGACTTTATAGATCGATCGATCGGCGACAGTCGTACCAGTGGTACAGCTACAGCGACGAGCACGCTTGAGCTGGTCGACAGTGGTGCGACGTTTATCGCTGATGGAGTAGCTGTCGGAGACCAGGTACAGAATACGACTGACGATACTTATGCGATTGTCGTATCGGTTGATAGTGAGACGACACTGACAATCAATAAAGAAATCATAGTTTCTGGTAATGAGTATCAGATCCGGGAGCGTTTGCTTAATTGTCTGTATAACTTTCAAGAGAAACTCGTCCGCTTTCCAGAGGGTACGCTGGTTGTTAACGATGTCGTCCGGGTGTTTGGTAATGCTAAGATCCCTCTCATCGTCCAGGCTGAGGATCCAGACTCAATCTTAAAGTATGGTCTCCGGGAGGGGATTGAGATTGATAATACTATCGACTCGATCGAGGAGGCTGAGCTCTTAGCGTTTGCGAGAGTCGATCAGTGGAAAGACGGATCTAAAGAGGGATCGTTTCAGACGAGACAGAAAGGGCTCACTGTTGGGATGGCTATTAAAATCAACTCAGCTAAGTTTGGTATCGACGAGACGTACAAGATAAACAAAATCAGAGGGACCATGAATGGTTTTGATCAGTTTATTTATGACGTCGATTTTCTTAAGTCTGGTCAGACTACTTTTACTGATATCGTTATCGGTCTCATCGGTAAGTCCAGAGAGGAGATTTCTATCTCTCCCAACGAGGTAATCCAGCGTTTCCGTAAAGTGGAGGATGCCTTTAGTATGAGTGATGAGATTGTCAGCGTGACCACGACTGAGGGTCCTTATGGGTATGGTCCGGTAACCACTCTTACTGAGGCTCGTTATAACTTTGCAACTTACTCAGGACCACCGCCAGTAGTTAC